CCCAGCTCTCCATGCTGGAGAACGTCGAGGAAGCCGGGTATATCAGCCCCGAAGCTAAAATGACGTGGATCTTCAAGGACGGTTCGCTGGAAACCAAGGTCACCGGCGGCACCTTTACGATTGCAAAGACGCTGCGGACGAAGATCGAATCTGTTCTGACGAAGATGCTGACGTACTGGATGCAGTATTTCTTCCGCGACGTCATGGAAAAACGCAGCCTCAAAGACGGCATGATGCCTGTCATCAACGAGGACGAAGTCGAAGATGATGATGCCTACGAGGAAGATCCGGAAGATTCCGATGACGCCGAGGCCCCTGAAATGCTCGACGGCGATGACGCAGAAGATGGCGCGGACGATGATCTCGGCGACACCGCCGACAGCTCCGATGCCACGGACGATGATCTCTACAATCAGGCTGTCAGCATTGTGCGCATGGAGAACAAGGCGACTGTTTCTCTCCTCCAGCGCCGCCTGAATGTCGGCTATGCCCGCGCCGCCCGCATCATGGAGCTGCTGGAGGAAAACAGCATCGTCGGCCCGTACGCTGGCTCGAATCCGCGCGAAGTGCTCCCGGCTGATGAACCGGACGATATGGAGGACGCGGCTGATGAATGAGTTGAAGCCGCCGATGCTCAAGCGTGAGGACTACAAGGCTATCAAACACATGAACCGTGAGGACATGACGAAGTACCTCTATCGTGTCTACCGGCGCGGCTTCGATGCTGGCGTCGAGTCCACCAAGGGCAAAGTCACCAAGCGTTCCATCGTACCGCCCGAACCGGTGCAGACGGAGGAATAAGTCATGGGAAGAAGTGTGCCGCACAATCTGAAAAGTACCCACCAGACGGAATTTGTGAAGATCTTCAACTCCCTCTGCGGCCGCTACGGCCGCTGGGAAATCTGGCAAGATTTCGTAACGCTCGCCGCAATCGCGATCTCAAACACCGTTGACCGGAGCCAAGCCGCCGAGCGCGAAAAGACGTACATGACGATTGCCGGAAAGTACAAGCCCGAAGAAATGCTCAAATTCTCGCAGATGCTCCAAGAGGTCGTGATCGGTATGGATTTTAACCCGGATCAGGACTTTCTCGGCGAGCTTTATATGGCGCTTGATCTGGGCAATGACCACGCTGGACAGTTTTTCACGCCCTATAATGTCTGCCGCCTGATGGCTGAGATCACCGACACAGACCTCCAAGCGCGTGTAGAGCGGGACGGCTGGATCTCCGTCAACGATTGCGCTTGTGGTGCAGGAGCGCTGCTGGTGGCGTTTGCAAATGCCTGTACGCGGCAGAAAATCAACTACCAGACCTCCGTGCTCTTTGTGGCACAGGACATTGACTACATCGTTGGCCTGATGTGCTACCTGCAGCTATCGCTCATGGGCTGCGCCGGGTACGTTGTGATTGGCGACTCACTTCTTCATCCCTCAACAGCACTTGACCGCCGGGGGCTTATCCCCCGGCCAGACCAGAACATATGGTACACCCCGTTTTATTTCCGCGACATCTGGCACTACCGCCGCATTTGGGCGCAGATGGATTTACTGCTTCAGACAGACGAAAAACCCGCTGAGCAAGTTACTGGCAAGTTAAAATCGTCTGCTGCGCCGCCGCCTTTGCCCTTGCAGGAAACGAAAACCGGGCAACTTACCCTATTTTGAACGGAAGGAGGAATCGCCTGATACATGGGAAAATGGACAGACGATCAACTTCAGTATCTCCGCGAGCATAGTCGCTCACAGTCGGCAGCGGCTATTGCCGCAGCGCTTGGCCGGACGGAAGGGTCTGTACGACAAAAGAGGCGTTCGCTCGGACTGCAAAGCTATCACGCAGGATGGACAAAAGCAGAAGAACAATTCCTCCAAGATCAATGGGGCGTCATGTCAATCCCCGCGATTGCAAAGCGCCTTAACCGCTCCGTCGAGGCTGTCGTCGTGCGAAAAAACAGGCTGGGGCTTGGCCCGGTTCTATTCGGCGGCGACTACATATCCATGAATCAGCTTATAATCGCCGTTTGCGGCACCAATGCCGGTGGGAACTACAAGCTGAAAAGCTGGGTTGAGAACCGTGGCCTCCCGATTCACACAAAGCGCGTCAATCAGAACAGTTTTCGTGTCATTCGGCTCAATGAGTTTTGGAAATGGGCAGAACAGCACCGCTCGTTCATTGATTTTTCCAAAATGGAGCCGTTGGCGCTGGGCGAGGAGCCTGCATGGGTAGCCGAGCAGCGCAAGAAGGACTTTCAGGCATTTGCCATCCAGCGGAAAGACCCATGGACACCCGATGAAGACGCGCGGCTGAAAATGCTGCTTCAGCAGCATCGGTACGGATACGCTGAGCTTTCTGATATACTGCGTCGGTCCGCAGGCGCGATCCAGCGCCGGTGCAACGACCTCGGTATAAAAGAGCGTCCTGTCAAGGCCGACAATCATGGTTCATCCGCAGCTTGGACACAGACCGACTTCGATGTGCTGGCAGACGGAATCCGAAAAGGCAACAGCTACACCGCCATTGGCAAGGCACTCGGCAAATCCGAAAAAGCCGTGCGTGGGAAAGTTTATTTCGTCTATCTGACCGAGAATCAGGACAAAGTACGCGCCATGCTCAAAGATCAGCCTTGGGGTTATGGCGCGCCAGACCCGACCGTAAAGCAGGCGGTACACCTGTCCAGAACGCGAACAGAAACCGTGCAAACACTTGAAATGCTCTGCTCAGTGCTCCGCAAGCGCATCAACGACATTGACGATAATCCATACTGGCAGCGGCTGTTATGCGTAAGCTGGGATGAAATCAAAGGGTGTGACCGCTGTGAAAACTGCGACGAATGCACCGAGTTCCGCAGAATCCCGCCGCAGCACTGCGCTCGCTGCGGTCGTTCTTTCATCGAGCGCAAAGAAAATACATTCTGCCCAACCTGCCGGCTGGCGCGGAAGAAAAAAGCGCAGCGGCATTGGTGCCGCGTAAACGGAGCGCAAACGCGCCCCTGAACTGAAAGGAGATTCACAAATGCCTCAAATCGTAAATATCGCAATCGACCGTCTTTTCCCACACTCCGACAATCCGCGCAAGGATCTCGGTGATCTGTCGGAGCTTGCCGCAAGCATCAAGGCCAGCGGCGTTCTGCAGAACCTGACGGTCGTTCCGGATGAACCGGACAACCCCGATACGGACTACACCATCATCATCGGTCATCGTCGTTACGCTGCCGCGAAGATCGCTGGTCTGACCGAATTGCCCTGCATTGTGGTCGAAATGTCTGAGCGGGAGCAGCTTCAGACCATGCTCGTTGAAAATATGCAGCGCAGCGATCTGACCGTCTATGAGCAGGCGCAGGGCTTCCAGATGATGCTCAACATGGGCGATTCCGTAGCTGAAATCGCCGAAAAATCCGGCTTCTCTCAGACCACCATTCGCCGCCGTGTAAAACTGCTTGACCTCGACCGGCAGAAATTCCAGAAAGCTGAATCCCGCGGTGCGACGCTCAACGATTATCTGGAGCTTGACAAGCTGGACAGTCCCGAAGACAAGAACAAGGCCCTTGACGCCATCGGCACAGCAAATTTCAACAGCGTTCTGAAAAGTCTGATTTCCGAGCAGGAAATCCGAAAGAAATTTGCTGAATGGACTGAAATTGCAGACAAGTTTGCATATCAGATTGAAAGAACCGGCGAGTTCAACGGCCAAAACGTCGGTATGGTCTATTGCGACGGGTATCACCGCTGGGATTTGAAAAGAGAAATGACCGTGCCGGAGGATGCTAACGACGTTCGTTACTTCTACAGGACAGATTCGTCCGGAATTACGCTCTACAAGGAGCGCCAGCAATCGCAGCAGCCAGACCCCGAAGCCGAAGCCCGCGAGGAACGGCGCCGCAGAGACGAACAGGCCGAAAATGAATTTGCGGAAGTCGCGGAGGCCCATTTTGAACTGCGCAAGGATTTCATCAAAGAGCTTCCGAACAGCGTATTCAAACAGCACATGAAGGAAATCGCCTTGTTCTGCGTGGCAACGACAGAGTCAATCGACGATGGCTACTGCAATTCCATCAACCCTCGGCTCTGTGCCCAGCTCCTTGGCATGAGACTTTCGCCAGACGATGAAAACGAAGATTTCTGCGATATGGGCTTTGTCCGCAGCGCGGCGGAAGCCCAGCCGGAAAAGCTGATTTTCTGCTGCTGCTATTCTGCCCTCGATGACGAGGACATGAGCTACTACCGGCGCGTGTGGAACATGAACCACTACGAATATGAGCTTTGCGAAAATTCGGACTTGGATCACATCTATGAAATCCTCGAAACGCTCGGCTATGAGAAGTCGGACGATGAAGAAGAAATGGCAGAAGGTACGCACCGGCTCTTTACTATATACGGTGCTGCGGAGGATTCCGACGATGACCGCGAGGAAACAGAATGAGTATGGAGGGAATAAAGATGTCATCTTGTAAAGCGTGCATGGCGGCTATCGTCTGGATTAAGACACCAGCCGGGAAATCCATCCCCTGTGATGCCACCCCGCGCTACTACATCGAAAAGCCGCGCGTCGGCAGTAAGAAAATTGTC